GTGACAAATTTTCCCTATACTGGAGCGAGGGGTACTTCAAAATCCTGGACCACACGCATGGGATGCTTTATCGTACTGGCCATAGGGCTGTGCGATTTAAGTACCTCATAGAGAGCTTTTAGAGTGAGCGTGTTGAAGACAGGAGATTCCTATAAGTGGGCCACAACCTTAGGCTGTCGGAGGACTTTACTGTCGATGAGAGTGCCGGTTTGGATCTCTCTGACACTCAGTTAGTCCGTCCCGCGATAGCCAGGGAAGTGATGGAGACTGCTCACGTGTACCCATGCGACAACGAAGTGGCTGTACAAATACAGCTTCTGAAGGTATTAAGGTAGTCTACTCCTTATTACATCCAAACTGACAAAAGCAGACAGTTGGATGATTAATTTGGGGAGATTCTTGATGATTACCATTTCGCCTTCCGACTCTACTAAAAGCGAGCAGATATAATGGCTAAGTAGAGCGCCGATGTCGCCAAGTTCAAGCTGAAGAACACAGCGATGACCTAGTACATGACCACGTAGGATAAACACTCTGCGTTGGCTAGATTGATCGACTGGATTTGTACCCTCTCATGCAATTTTAGGACCTTAAAGTTTAGATAATTTGTACGAGATGGAATTCCGGTTGACCTTGCTAGGTTGAGAGAGGCTTTGATCATCAAAATAGTTACCTCTACGTCATTCATCGTTTCTGTGTCTGTTGCCGTCCTCTCATGGTATTATACCCGTTCCACTCCAGCGGAAGGGTTGACAGCATATGCCATGCATGAGAAGAGAGAAAAATTCCTCGACGAGAACAAGCGAAATTTTTCTCTATGCCGTCCTTCGAATTGCTAGATCCGGTTGACGGCACGCCCATTCCATGCGACCTCGCGCATGTGGGCAAGCACTTCGGTGAATACTGCGACTGTGGGAAACAATATGTAAAATAATAACTCTTCTCAGGCGTCAGTATGCGCAACCACCTAGTAACATATGGGAATTGCGTAATAAACCGGATAGCCGCCTTGATAGGAAGGCAGGCCTCCTCCTGTACTCTGCCACGGTTACCAGTGGTTGATGAGTTTCTGAGGTTTTGCCTCCAGGAGGATACATTACTAAGGCGAGTCGTAGAGACCGCCAATTCTGATCCCCTCGACTTTACAGTGGACGACTACATCAGGTATGTGGCAGAGTCCGACTTACCCAAGTCTATAAAATATAGGACTGCGTGGGAAAGGTTTTTGAGGGGAGAGCGTAAGGACATCACATACAAGGTAGTGGCAAAGACCGGGGAGTATTTCAACTTAGCCCCCGGAAAGAACGCCGAAAGCCTGAGTAATAGAGCTAGATGCATATTTGACCCCGAGGACATTGTTAAGGTATTCGGGGGTTGGTACGCTTAAGTATTAAAGCGAGCATTAAAGAAGTGTACTAACTAATATGCCGGGGAGATGAGCGTTACGAAGAGGGAGAAGTTGATGACAGCTGACATTGAGTAGTTTAAGACTCGGCATTAAGGGCCAGTCTACGTTACTGATGACGGAAGTAGTCACGACTCCAACTAGAACGCATGGGTGTTGACGATAGACCAATATCTTGTCGCCATGACCTATACCCGACTTACGGCTCAATACGGATTTACCCAAGAAGAGTCAGATTACCTCTATAGATTCCTATACGATTTGGATATTACTTTCGAGTCTTTCTTGAAGGTGTAGAAGAAGCGCAAGGTAGTCGTTAGGGGTAGGCTCCATGGGACCGTATTTTCAGGACACCCTACCCGTACCACATTGGGTAACTCATTGAGAGTTATCTTGTACAAGAGGTACGTTATGTGGAAGGCAGGAATATCGGATTACATTCTATACGTTGTGGGTGACGACTGTTTGATCGTCATGCCGAATGAACATAGAG